GCCAATTCCCGCCGCCTGCAATTCACCGAGGACGGGCTTGCTGGCCTGGGGCATTACATCGTGAAGTCTCCCGTGGGGAAAAAGGCGTGGACTGCATCGAAAAACCTTGTGGACCCGGAGCCAAAAACCAGGGACGGGCGCATATCCGGGAGGAAAGCACGGGAGCTGGCCGAGAACATCCAGGACAACACGCAGTTTGAAAAGCTCTATCCGGGCTACCTCATGTCCAACGCAGAAGCATTTCACAACGACGTGAACGGCGGGTGCTACCTTGTGGTCCGGTTCTACAAAGAGGACGGGGCGTTTATCAAGCCGGAGGTGAGGCGGCGGAATTAAGGGGGTGAGATCATGGGCAGACAGTACAGAGTGTGCCCATTCTGCGGCGACCATCTGGACGCCGGGGAAGTCTGCGATTGCAGGCGGGAAATTGAACAGGAAAGAGAGGAACGGCATGGAACATATCAACATCATGCGGGACATCATGCAGAAGGAGAAGGCAAGGGAGCAGGCTTGCAAGGACTTCACGGGGCTTTACAGCAGTCACATCACAAGACCGGGCGCGGCGGAGTTGCTGGCGTGGCTTAAAACCACGGACTTCTTCAAGGCCCCGGCGGGGGCGAAGCATCACGGAGCCTACCCTGGCGGACTGGTGCGGCACAGTCTCAATGTGTACTATCAGCTTTTGGGGGACTATAGCATCCGGGGAATGGAGCACGAGGCGGAAACGACGGCGATCTGCGGCCTCCTGCATGACGTGTGCAAGGTGGGCGTGTATCACGAAGCGAACCCGTTCGAGGCTGCGCTGGAAGGAAAGACTGAACCGTACATTTTCAGCGACCCGTTCCCGTTGGGGCATGGGGAGAAGTCTGTTTATTTGATCTCTCGCTTTATCCGGCTGACAGACGAGGAGGCGCTGGCTATCCGCTGGCATATGGGGCCGTATGATAAGGCCGCAAAGGGCGGAGGTCGGGAGCTGGACGATGCTATGGCGATCTCCCCTTTGGTCTATGCGCTCCACGCGGCGGATATGCGGGCAGCGCAGGAGGAAAAACGGAAAGAGGCGGCGGGCAATGACTGTTGACGTGAAGGACCTGCCGCCAGCGTATCAAGCACAGGCTTTGCGGAAACTGATGGAGCAGGAGCGGAAGAAGGGGCGGGGGCCTATCCCCTCCCCTGCCGCCAGTACGCCGCAACCGGCCAGCAAGTACCACAACAAGCCTACCGAGCGGGTGACGGCCAGCGGGGCGGTCCTGCATTTCGACAGCCAGAAGGAGGCGCGGCGGTACGACGAGCTGGCCGCGCTGGAGCGGGCCGGGAAAATCCGCGATCTGCGGTTGCAGGTGGACTTCACCTTGCAGGAAGCCTACACAGACGGCGAGGGCCGACGGGTGCGGGCAATCCGGTATAGGGCAGATTTTACATACCAAAAGCCGTCTTTTATAGACAGAGACGGGGAAACGTGCTGGGCGCTGGTGGTGGAGGATGTGAAAAGCAGAGCGACCAAGACAAAACAGTATGCTGTGAAGCGAAAAATGATGCAAGAGCATTTCGGAATTTACATTCAGGAGGTATAAATCATGGAATTTCTGCGGTTTATCTTTTCGAGCTTTTGGGTGTGGCTGGGGTTCGTGATTCTGGTGTCCATGACCGGCGGCGGTGTGATCGAGCTGGTGAAAGCCTGCAAGCGCAACCGGAAGGTCACGGCGTACCGGATTGGGGACCGCTGGCACGTCGAGGTTGAGAACGCGACGAAAGACGAGGCAAAAAGCATCATGATTACGGCGGCCTATGCGCCGGGAGGAGAGGAGCAGGGAAATGAATGATTGCACCGAGCGGGGGATGGTCCGCGTGCTGTGTGAGACGATCAGATTAGAGAGCCACGAGGTCGAGGGTGCCGTAATAGAAGGACTGGCGACAGCGGGGTTTGACGTGGAGATTGAGCCGGATGTAAAGCCGGGGGAAATCCTGGGGCAAAACCAGCACGCGGGCGGCGTAACACTAAAGGTTTACAGGAGGTTGAACCATGTATAGACCGAAAGAGATTCGGTGCCGCCTCCATACGGGGGGAAAGACCGTGGCGGAGATTAAGGAGCGGTACACGGGCCAGGGGCTTACATACCGGGGGTTCGAGAGCTTACAGCGGGCCTTTGACCTTTTCGACGGTCAGGAGATCAACCTGTTCAAGAGGGAGCGCGGCGGTGAGATCGTGTACCATGTCGCCGTGTGGCCCAAGGAGAACATGAAGATCATGGATGCCGTCTATGAGGCGGAGCAGACCCACCCGGACCGGCGGTACACGGACGACAAGCAGAAGTTTATGCTGGACTGGCTGCAAGGGAAGTATTCGGCGGGCATGGCCTTTGAGTTCCCGGCGGAGGACGTGGAGGAACTGGAGGTCATACGGGAGGAGATCAACGAGACGGACGCGCCGCCTGCGGAGAAGGCCACACCGCCCCGGTGGCGGCAGATCAGGGACAAGCGGAGAAGGAGGCGCAAGGCGTGAAGCTAAAGAAAGTCGGCGCTATCTGTAGTGCGGGCGGATGTTACTGCCTGATGGACGAGCGGGACGCCGCTGGGGAAGTCGTGGGCCAATGGCTGGGCGACGGGCGGTCTGCCTATCCCTTGGTGGGCCTGCCGGTCATGGACCTGGAAAACATCTGCGCTATGTTCGACATTACCGAGAAGAAGCGTGAGAAGTTGATTATGCGAGAAATGGACGCGCCGGACACGATGAACTGGGAGGACACGGCACCGCTGGAGCGGCAGCTTGACGACCCGAAGCTGTGTGTGCGCTATAACGGGATGGACCTCTTGCCGCTGGAAACGTCGGCGGGCGTCACGTTCATTCAGGAGAAATACCTTTTGCCTCTGGACGGCCTGGAGTATATGCGGCTTTACGAGCGGCGGGGCAGGAATGGGGACCTGTTTTACATCGTGGCGAAAGTCAGGATGATAATTCAGGCGGTCATTATGCCTATGGACTTGCCGGACGCGGACTTTATGGAGCTGCTGAACGACCTGACGCGCCAGTGTAGAGACGCTATGCGGAAAAAGGCGCTTATTCCGAGACAGGAAAATGCGCTGGAGCGGGAGCCGGGGCCGCTGTTCCGGGTGGACGGAGACACTGGGGAAATCATGGAGGAAGGAGCGGGAGAATGAGAAAAGCCATAGCGATAGACTTTGACGGGTGCCTGTGTGAAAACGACTGGCCGGAAATCGGAGCGCCCCACATGGACGTT